AGAGGGTAAATGTTAAGGTCTGTAAACGGCGATTTTCAGATTATTATACCTCGGATTATCTTTGCGCAAAATTATAATTGCATGGCAAAATTAGAAAATCACAAGAAGCAGAATCCCAAACTCCGACAGTCGGAACTGAGCGACGGACGTGCCAGCCTCTACCTTGAATATTATCTCGGACGGACTGAATCGCCCGTGCTTGACGAGGACGGCAATCAGGTGTTTTACACCGAGGGAGCGATGGCGGGTAAACCGAAATATCAAATCAAACATTCCCGCAAGAAAGAGAACCTAAATCTGTATATCTGGCTTCATCCCCGCAACCAGCAGGAGCGGATGCAGAACAAGAATACTCTCTCCCTTGCTGAAAAGATACGTTTTGAACGTGAGCAATCTTTCCTGGAGGACAGGGAGGGGTATCGACTCCGCAAGGATATGGACGAGGACTTTCTTGAGTTCTGCAAAGAGTTCATCAAATCTCCGTCACTCACGAAATATACCCGCATAACGCTAAGGCAGGGTCTGCAAAAATTCATGGCCTTTCTTGCCGACACGCCGAGATATTCTCTCTACAAGAATAATCTCAAGATGACGCAGCTGACGGTTGGCATGGTGGCAGCTTATGTGGAGTATCTGAAAGAGAACGGAACAGGCGACGGTCCGAAAATCTATTTCCGGATGTTCAAACGGATGGTTACTGCTGCCGTTGACAAAGACCTCATCAAGAAAAATCCGTGCCGTGGTTTCGTGTTGAAGAACGACAACATGACGCTTCAAAAGGAGATTCTTCTGCCGGAGGAAATACAGCAGCTTGTTGCGACACATTTTGAAGGAGAAAAACCGGAGATTCACCGTGCGTTCATCTTCGGTCTTTACACCGGTGTGCGTTGGTGTGACACAAGCCAGTTGACCTACCGCAATGTGGATTACTCAACTCAGACATTGCGGTTCCAGCAGCAAAAGACAAAAGACCACAGCAGTCGGAGCTGGGTAATCGTTCCGTTGAACGACACCCTTATCCGTTTGATTGGCGAGCCTGATAACGACAACTTTGATGAACGGATATTCAAACTCCCGCATTACAACATCTGCAACCTGTATCTGCGTAAATGGGTAAAGGCGGCAGGCATCAAAAAGAAAATCACATGGCATTGCGCACGCCACAGCTTCGCGGTGAACGTCCTTACCAAAGGAGCCAACATCAAAACAGTATCGAGCCTCCTCGGACACACTTCCATAAAGATGACAGAGCGATACCTCCATGTCGTTGATAGCCTGAAACAGGATGCAATCAACTCCCTCGGTGAAATCAACTATACACCGATATAAGGTGGCACCAGTCATACCTAAGCCGATAAGTCCGATGTGATTTGTCGGCTTTTTTCCTTTTCGCCGCCAATCACAATGAAAACAAAAAAGAAAAAATGGAGCATGAAAATCGGCAATGGGGATTACGACTTTGGAGTAAGACCAACTAATATTCTGCAAGGGTTTTGAGCTGCAAAATCAGTTTCGTGCAGCTCAAAACATACCTTGCAGAATCCCGACGGATTCCATTGCGACTGACAAAATCAGAAGGCTTGATAGCACCAAATTACAATAGACTACATACAGAAAAGGCTACTGTTATCGAAATAGCCGACTGTTTCAATTACTTGGAACATCAATATTGGTAAAATTCACCTTCATATAAAGATGAGAATAAGATTTGGCGAAAGGCAGTTGATATGTCAATACGCGCTATATAATGCTTTTGAGATTTCAATTCGGTTAAAGCGCATTGTTACAAGTAGTTATTTATTGAAGTCTTGATTGCAAAGATGCTGTTAGTACGTATTGACGTATGAACGTACTGACGTATTGACGTATGAACGTATTGACATATGAATGTACTGACATATTGATGTATGAACCTCTGAGCGTATGAACGTATATACAGATGCTTGTATGAACTTATGAGCAGATGGATGTCAAGCCTTATGGATGAATGACAGGAAGGATTGCCGTTTGAATGTCTTACTGATTTGCCATTCATTCAGATTATTGCCCGTCTGACTTACCATCTGACCTATTGATATACATACCTTACAATCAAAACCAGTCGGATTACAGCTAATCAACACACATCCGACCGTTTTTTCAGTCGGATGCGATAAAAAACGGTCGGATCATGGCTGTTTTCGGTCGGATGGGCTTGAAAGCAACCATCTAAGTCCGATACGTTCAATCGTCCCTTCTTCATTCATTTCAACAAGAAGCTTCCCCAAATATCGGAGCTGTTGCTCCTGTGACTTATTGGAAGGCAACAAGTCCTTAAGGTAATCATATATGATCTCTCGGCGAGCGCCATCTTTTCCTGCATTCTGCAATAATGGCAGAACCATCTGTTTTAATCTGGCTTTATCTAAACCTTTTGCTTTCGTATATTGCGGGAGCTGTCTGGAGGCTTTGGCTACACCAAGGGATATGGTGTAGTTCGGGGCTTCTCCCTCAATCAGACCACGCTGAATCATGTCCTGCGCGACTGTTTCGTCTATACGATATCCCCTTTGGATAGCGTCAAGCGAGATAACTCTTAAATGTTCGAATGGTGCAACGCCAAAGCGACAAGTCAATGTAAAACAAGACATTTCTGTGGTGTCTAAAGGGTCTTCACTCTTTATATCAGTATACTACCTTTACATATAATTTGGGGTATACCGCATTATTTACAACTTTGTGAACTGTTAATTTAATGCCATTTTTTCGTCCTTTGAATAGATAGTTATGTCCTCTTTTAATCCAACCAATAGGATTACCATCATATAATACTATAATGGCAAAGGGATCTTTAATATTATCAGGTTGTTTCTCAAATTGAAGTCTATCACCAGACTTAAGTGCGGAAATATCATATTTGGTAATTGTAAGACCGGCAATATCTGTAATAAAGGCTTGTTTATTTTTACTTTCTCGTTGAAACGAGGGTACAAATTCAAACATATCAGACATTGACATTCCCTGAGTCATGGCCAACAGCATAATAGGGTCCGAAGCCAAGTTGTCATCTAAAAGCCAAAAGTCTAAGAGTTCTTTGCGGTCTTCACGCTCTAAATTTATAAGACGTAAAGCAAATAAACTTTTGAGATAATCCGAATCTTCTATAGGAGATTCAGAAAATGGTATACCCGGGTAACCTGAAAATTCAGGAGATTTTCGTTTTGCTTCTTGTAAGCCTTCTTTATCATATAAGAATGAAATGTTACCATTACCCGACACAGTAATATGCCCAATGGAAACTCGACTTTCTCCTCTTGAAGAACGCCACATAACCGATATTTTCCTAAAAGGATATTTCATATTGGTATATTGTTGTATATGTGAGTAATTCGTGAATCTATAATTTTAACAATTAGTCGTTTGCGAAGTTCAGAGAGCCTATAGCTCTCAAAACCTGTTGGTGGCAAAGAACAATCAATGTTATTGACTATTCTGGTAAATTTCTCCTTATTATATCTATTCAAATGATTAGATAAAAAGTGAGCGCATTCTTCTGGATAATTCTCTAATAAATATACAATAGTATCATTGAAAGTCGTTTTTCGTTCAGATACCCGAATATCTGGGCAGCCATTAGAAAAATATTTTTCAAAACTTCTTGAATTATCTTGAAGCATAACTTGTAAACGGTCTTCTGATATTTCTCGTCCTAAACTACTGCCATTGTCAAAAAATGGTGCAAATTCATATGTATTATCATGAATTAATCTAATTGTTTCCTCCCGAGTGAGATTAAATTCCCGGTTAAAATATGCAAAGAATAGTCTTCTATTTCTTCTAAACTCAAGCCATTCATTACGTAATTCTTTATTGATTAGTAGTTCTAAAAACTCTATGAATGAAAGTTTTCTTGTTATTGCATCATCAAGTTTTAATAATGTCTTGTTCTTTTTTATTAAAGCCCAATTCTCAGAATGTCTATCCGTATTACCAATGATACAATCAAATAAGAGCATCTCGATAGCAATTCTCTTAAATTTGCTGATTCCTATTCGGGCTAAACTTTTTTGGACTAAATCTAAAAAATGCTTTTGCTTGTAATCTGGATCCACGGGGAAAGAAGGCATTACATTGGCGATGATGCGAACACCTTCAGTTATTTCTTCATCATCTTTCGCCATGTTTTTTGATATGCACCCTAAAACATTTTTGTAAGCAGCGATGTCATAACGAAGAACAGGCAATTTAAGCATCGCACCTAATTGATAGGCTACAATTTCCGACCAAAACTCTGATGGAAACTCTTTGACGACTTTGCCATCAACGATTTTTTTTAATGATGTTTTGAAATAGTAAGATTCATTATTAGGACTTAACACAACAAATTTACTTCGTGTACCCGAAGTGTTCATTTCATATAGTCTTTCCCAATCATCTATTACAAATAATCGAGGATATGAATCAGCCATCTAATATTGTTAAAATCAGGGGTTAGTAAAGGAACGAAAACTTATTTTGCCAATGATAATAGTATTTTCTTAAGGTCGTTTAGCCATTCTTCGCAAGGTTCATCTAATGGTGCAATGTCAATTCTCTTTCGAGAAAATGTTTCAACAACAGCTTTAAGCCACTCGGAGGCAACTTTTGATTGTTGTTTTTTAGATAAATCTTCCGTTTCAAATTTAACCCAGTCAATGAATTCCATTAATTGAATGGAAACACCAGTTAAAATTGAATATTCCTTTTGACGCTCGACAACTTCTTTTTTGAGCATTAAGTTTGAGTCTACAATAAAGCCTGCAGTTTGAACTCCGGGATTAAATTCTAATTTATCCTTGAGTTCTGATAATTCTTCATAGAGATATGGTTTCCCATATTTTGCGTCCCACGACTCAACTATGATTTTACCATCGCGAAGTTCTATGTCACCAACATTGCCATGCTTCTTGTTAGCAGATCGCATTTGAGAAAGCGGTACCAAATCTAATTCAACAATATGTTCAGAACAAAGAGCCTGCATCAAACTATGTATGACAACTTCAAAAGCACGTGCGGAATACTGAGTCTGATTGAAAAAATTAGATAAAATTGAAGTTGTTTCGTCTATGGAAAGAGCAGGCAATTTTGGTAAAATTGCACAGGTCTCATCCGCTAAAGCTTCAAATTTGTTAGAACGATTTATAAGTAAGGATAAGAAGTAATGTAAAGCCGGCAATGGCTCAATACTACCATCTTCAAGTGCATCCACTACTGAAATCCATTCAGCAAAAGGGCCCCTCATATCTGCTTTATAGAGTTGCGAGTAGGGATAATTTTCAGCTAATGAACGAGTCATCATCACACCATCCTTGTTAATATTAAGCAGTCCTTTCTCTCGCAAAAAAGGAGTATTATAGGTATTGTCTAAAACTCGCATTGGAATACCATCGACCCATGAAAATCCGTTACGACGATTTGAACCTTTATGTAGACGAATTGATTGCGAAGGAGTCAAACTTTTTATAGTGATTTGCAGAAAAGCTAATCCTACTAATGCGCGACCTGTTTCGCTCGTTATTCCATTGACAAGTTTATCGAGCAATATTTTGGTTTCTGGAGAGACCTTTGAAAAATCATAAGTAGTGATGTTACTATACAATTTTTCAAGAAATCCATTATCCAACTGCTGTCTTATGAATGAGTATCTATTATTGGCATCCTCGTTTGTTTGACCTTCATAGAAAACAACGGCATTATTATCGTAGTGAAGCTCACTGCGATTTTTATAAACATCTAAATGTATTTCGTGTTTCTTTTTCATTAAACCAAAGTCTTGTTGAGTTGGACACTTTCAGGTAAAAGTGTAGGAAATTTATACGGTAATAACCATTCATCTTCTTTCATTTGAGGATTGGTGACATTATTGCGAATCTCAAAAGCAAGAGAACGAAGAAGTTGAGCCGTATTAAGAACGCTGTTTTCGCTAATTCTCCAAATAGAAGCGAGCGTTTGTGTAGACAAGTTTCTCCCAACGCACATTCCTGAAATTATAGGTTCAAAAATATTACGATTGGGAAGTGTCGTATCTAAAATCTCGCAAATTATGTTAGATGGATACTGATAGTATCCATTCAATTGTACAAGGTCGGCTTTTATCGCATTAGTTATGAGTTCTCGGTCTAAAACTTTCCATGCCATCGTAACACCCTTCCAGTCAGAAGAAGATATAATCAGCATAATCTGAGAAGCAGGAACATCCCAGGTGGTTTTGGGCGTAATCTTAATAGTAGTGTCGAAAAGAGAGGAATCGGAAACTTCCTCAACACTAATTACAAGAATACCAGACCATGTTACATTAATGTCGAATTTTCCGTTTTCATCATTTTCTATGTACTTAAACCGATTTGACAGGGAAGCCCTGAAAGACCGATCAGCGCATTTGCGAACTGATGAAATGGATAGCTGTTTAATTGCTTTGGCCGCTTTCATACGGTATGCGGCAGTTAAATCTCTTTTTCTTTTTCTGAAAGATAGTGTCGCACCTGATTGAAGCAACTCAAGTTCAAATGGAAAATGAGTGTCAAAAACTTGTATGCGAATCGCTAATGCAAGCATACGAGCAAGTTGTGGTGGAACGGAATTACCGATTTGGTGAATAGTAACTAATCTCGAGCCATTAATAACATAGTCATCCGGGAACGTCTGTAAACGCTTATATTCAGCACAAGAGAAATATCTGCTATCCCAATGTAGGGGACCTGTATACTGACCCCCCTGTGCTTTAATGGTGCGCACGGGTTCTTCGGGATCCGCCTTATACATAAAATCAGAAAACTTAGATCTCCATGCGAAAATCGGATTCGGGTGCCCCATTTCAGAAGTATAGAAACTATAATTTAGTCCCGGTGGAATATCATTAATTAGATGGCCGAAACGACCATTTATTCCGGTTTTCTTTTCTTCGTCAGATAAAACAACATTTGTAACTGCACAACCAGCACTATAAAATGGAATATTACGAGAGTCAGGTCCATGTGTGGGGCGAGGAAATCTAAAAGAACCTTCTTTAAGACCCACTATAATTAATCTTTCTCTATGTTGTGGAACGCCGTAGTCCGCAGCATCTAAAATCATATAATGCAACGTATATCCTACTTCTCGAAAACTTTGCTTAATTTCTTCCCATGCCATTCCATTTTGAGCTCCTACGATACCATAAACATTTTCAAACAGGAAGCCTCTTGGCTGTAGCTTAACAAGAAGTCGAACGTACTCACGGAATAGGACACCACGAGCATCAGAGGTACCCAATACACCAGAGGCTCGACGTCCTGCAGCACTGAAAGTTTGACATGGAGGACCGCCAATAATAAAATCAATTTTACCGATATCATCAGCAGTGTATTCCCTAATGTCAATACAGTTCACTTTGCTGTTCTCGAATTTTTGTCCTTCTCCGGAATTGATTCTTAAGGTTTCTGCAAATTTTGATTCAATTTCAACAGATTCAATTATATCAAATCCAAGATCATGGAATCCGATATCTAAGCCCCCCGCTCCGGAGAACAGGCTAAGAGTTCGAATTGGTTTGATATTGTTTGTCGTTAGATAAGTTGATAAAGCCTTACCAAATGAGTCAGGCCACCCCGGAGTATTGCACTCGCATCCTAAGGATTGACATATCTGGATTATGTCCATCCCTTGAGGTTCTTCATCATCAAATAGGCTTTTCATTCGTCGTATATCAATACAATCGGGACTTCCAAGTAGGCTGACAGGCGACCAGACCTTTATGCGGCTACAAAGAAGTTCCGTAATATGTGGCATAAGAAATGTTTCTTACATGGATGGTCTTCGTCAGCGCAAGCGCAGATTAGATTGCAAAGTTAACAATTTTTTTCGAGATTTCCGGCATCCGATGCGGTTGCCCTGTCATAAAAACTTTGAGTCTCTCTGTTGATACAAATTTTAGTATGCCTCCTAAATAGCACACATCAAATGGCTTGTTGGGTACTTCAATGATATTTATTTGAGAGGACTTCAAATGATGTCGATGGAATATATACCCAGTGAAGAGGCGCAAATCAACAGAGTTAAAAATCTTGAACGGATGACAAATATTTCAAATTCATTTGCTTCGGCTTGTCGCCATCTTCCCAAAAAGTACACTATTAGTACGCTGTAATCTGTAGATATTGCTGATAATCAGGATAGTTATGGATATATATGGAAATTTTCCAGGTTTCAGAGTGTCAAGAAAGAGCGTCGAGTATACGCTTCTTAAATATATGTCAGCACCCGCCCCTCAGCCCATACCGGGCCTCTGCGACGATATGCAACCGCAAAGTTATTAACTATTTTACATTTTTGCAACAGTTTTTCACTATTTATCCGCGAATTAACATTCCCCTCTCTCCGTGCCGACCATGTACGGAC